AAGCTGAGCCATCAGAGATAAAAACCTGTGCGCCTTGGTAGTATTGTTGATTTGTTTCTGTTACTAAACTCATTTATTTAAGATTTTTCGTTAACTTCTGTTGCTTGAGCTTCTTGAGCGGCGGCTTGTATTATTAATGGATCGTTAATAATTATACCACAATATTTTAAAATATTTACAATTATATTCGTTTGTTCAGATATATCTAATTCAAAATCTACGGAAGTAGAACCTGTAAAACCAACTGGTTGAAAAATGTATTGATTTAAGCTTCCGCTTGTGAAACCCCAATTTGGAGTACTAGGGTTAGTTAGACAATCAACAAAAACTGTATCTCCGCTACTATTTGGCAAAGGAGATATTTTTAAAACTAATTGAGTAATTGGCGTGATAGTAATACTAGCGCTTGTAGTTCCTCCTGCTATAGTTAGTACATCTCCAGCAGAATAACCAGAACCGTAATCAGTGACTAAAACAGATGAAACAATGCCACCTGTGCCAGTTGTTACTGTAACTGTAAAACCACTACCTGTACCACCGGTAGTACCATGACTAGATCCGTCAACATAACCTAAACCAGGAGTATTTATGTTAACAGTGGCGTTAAATATATTATTGTTTTCAGTGTAAAATAAAGGGTAAGACTTTGTAGGTGCAGTTAGTTTAGATCTAGTTATTTTATTAAAATCTTTTTTGCTAACTAATTGAGTTATAGAAGAGTAACTAGGTTGCCCGCTGTAGTTGGTTATAACTTGACCTATTTTATATATTGTAGGATTAGTAGATGCGCTGTAATTGCAAGAACCAGCTGAGCTATAAGTAAACTCAATTGTTTTTTCAAAAGGATATAATTTATAATTTATATCTTTGAACATGTTAAAAAACTCAGTATCGTTTTGAGTATTGTTTTGATTAAATCTATTTACCTGATTACCATCTGGAAAATATGATTCAAAAATTTCTTGCTGAACTTGAGCAGCTAAACTATTAAACTCAGCAGGTGTTATATAACCTCTTTGTTCTTTGTTTAATATATACAAGACTGTTTGATATACTGTGTTTACGCTTACTGCCATAAGTTTTTTTTATAGTGATAATAAAGGCGGCCTAAACCGCCTTATATTAATATCACTTGTTTTTATAGTTTTTTATCTATAGATTTGTATATTTCAACTCCTTCGTCTGTCTTTAAAAAAGCAGCAAATGCTGAATAAGGGTTTTCATCAAAAGGTACATTCATTAGTTTTCTGTTGTTAGATCCCCATGTAAATGTTCTTTGATCCCCTGATAATCTGATTATACCAGCTTCAGCAGCTCTAATAGCAAAGTTTCTTAACTGTACATTATCATCATTAGCAAGACTTATAAAAGTTCTGGGGTTGTTTTTTGCAAACAAAAGTAAATCTCTTTTAAGTTCTTTTGAACTCATTTTACTAACTTTAGAACCTAGCTCAACTCTCATTATAGCTTCTGCAAAATCTACATCCATACCCCTAGCGGCATTTAGCGCATCTATTTGAAGATCTAAAATATCTAATTCATCTTCTGCTTTAGCAACAGCGCTGAACTCTTGATAAACTCTACCTTTTAAAGGGTGATACAATGAAAGAAGTTTTTGTAAGTTTTGTTTTTCTTTAGGAACATTTAATGTTCCATCAAAAAACCTTATATGACCTAATGTTACTTCTCCTTTTTGTTCATCTACTAAAGGTGAATCTTGATTAGTGGCATATCTTATTTCTCTTTGCTTACCAGCTTCTTTATCAAAATATAAAAGAGCATGCTTTTTTGTGTGTCTACCTGGTATTGTTAAAGTTAAAGGACTTCTGTTTCCAGTTAAGTAATATACTCTATCTTTTATTTCCCACGCGTTTTTTGCGGGTTTAGGTGGTGTTTTTGTAACCACAGGCTGAGGTGCAACCTCAACAGTTGTTTCTGCTGTAGCTTTTTTAGCCATAATATAATAAAATTAAATAGTTAATAAAAAACCCCAGGGCTACGCTCACTGTGTAGCCCCATGGGGTTAATTTAAGAAGTAATTACACTCCTTGGAATAATACGAAGTTGTTAGCGGCTTGTACAACTAGACATCTTTCAGATAGGAAGTTTACTTCCATAGCATCAAGAGTAGATGTAAATGCACCACCAGCAGAACCAGTTAACCAAGACTTCATACGACGATCATCAGCTTGTGAAGCTCTGTATCGCACGTGTAAGAAAGGTCTACGGATATTAGTTCCTAGTACTTGATCGTAAACAGTTGAAGTTCCAGCTGGAATTAAAACACCTTCAATAGCGCTAATACCATCAAAACCACCACGCGTAGATGCGTCGTTCAAATATTTCCAATCAGTTTTGTAAAAATCGTAAGATCCTCTTCGGAAACCGCTGAACCCTAAGTTCAATGCCATTTCTTCAGAATTTTCAAATAAACCAAATGCAGTACCACCGGCGCTTCCACCAGAGATTGCAGCTAGCATATCATCAAAATCAAGAGCCGTTTGTCTTTGTAAGAAAAGCATGTTTTCTTCAATAGCTCCTTGAGTGTCTAAGTTTTTCAAAATTGCATCAAATTCATCTAAGCCGTTAGCAGCAGTAAATCCTACTTCTACATTACCTCTAGTTCTCATTGCAGCAAACAAACCTTCAGTTCCAGGTAGTTTAGCTTTTGTAGCAGCTACTTGGTTGTACTCACCTTCTACTAATGCCATTTCTAAGTAATCTTCAAAACGTAAACGAGTTTCAGATTCAGCTTTTAAATACCATAAGTATCCAGATGTTCCGTCTTCAGTTGCAACTTCAACCCAACCAATTTGAGCCATATCAGATCCAGAAATTGAATACTGGCTTCTAATAATAATAGGTGAGTTAGAATATTGAGTAAACTGAGGCGTTACAGATACATAACCATTAGCGTTAGCTCCATTAGCTGCTGTGTTAGCGTTTAATGATTGACCTTTTTCATAAGCAGAACCATATACAAAAACTTTCAAGGTTCCGGCGGCTACTGTCATACCAATAGCAGCGTTATCAAGTGCAACACCTTGGAAAGGTTGTACTGTAATTTCACCACCACCGGCAGCAGTGCTACCTAATTTACTTACTGTTACGATACACTTTGCTTCGATACCCGTGCTTTTTTCCATAACAACAACAGTGTCGTTTACAGAAACTACGTTTTCTAGCTCAGCGTTTGCATCTATAGTAATAACATTTGTTGTACCTACTGCAGCTGCTAAATCGCAATTGTCATAAGATACATGTAGTCTATTTTGCTCAGACCAAATTACTTGATCAGATGTTAAAGGCATTTCCGCCCCGACCATACGCAAAAAGCCAGATAACGTTCTGTTTCCATAACGCTCTACTTCTTGTTCGTAGATCTCAGGAAGATACTGTTGAGCGAAGTCATTAGTACCGTCGTTGAATTGTAGGTAATTTGAATCTAGCAATTGTTGTTTTTGCGATGGAATCAAAGTACCAAATTGAGGAGTTAAACTCATAATTAATAATTTTTATTAGTTAAATTTTTTAGTTTTAATTTTCAATCTTGTAGAATCAGCGCCTGAAATAGCTTTAACTTTAATGCCGTTTAAAAATACTTCACCTTGAGTAGTTCTAGCTTTAGTGTCACTAAGGTTTTTTGATTTATTTACAACGTCTTTTACAGCGTCTGCTTTTCCTTGCTCATAAAAATGAGCGGCAATTTTATCTACATTTTCAGCAGCATACATAGCTTTATGATAACCATTAACGTCTTTAACATTACCAGATTCGTCTAGGAACTTCCCAACTAGGTTTGTTATATTAGACTGGTTTTCTGCAACTTTATCTTTGTTTTGAATATTATACTTATATTTCTTTTCACCAACACTGATATCAAAACCTTTGAAATCATCGCTAAAAAGCTTTTTTGTATTATTCTTAAACAACTCATGTTGTTGCTTAGCTTGTTCTTGCTCCTTGTTATATCTATTGAAAAAGTCCATAGCTTTTTGTTGCTCTTGAGTAACGCCCGGTCTCAACTTGATCTCGTCGTAATATTTACTCTTAGTTTCCTCTAAAAAGTTTTTGGCTTTTGCAACTTCTTCTTTAAACGCAAGTTTCTTTTTGCGTATATCTCTCTCCTCATCTACGTCTTCATCATATACAAAATCTTCTAACAAAAGATCTAAATCTGAATTATCTAAATAAGGTTTATTTTTTTTATAATACTCTTTTATTAAAGTGACATCATCTACATTAGAATAGTCAGCATTTAATCTAGTATAGTCTTCTATTGTTCCACCTGTTTCTTCCATAAAAGAAACTAGCTTTTCAATATTTTCAGGTAATGGTTTACCTAATACTTTTTCATCTCTTATAGCTTCTTTAACTTCGGCTTCAGCTTGTTTAACTTCAGCTTCAGTTACTTCTTGGATCGGAGAAAACCCTTCAGTAGTCTCGTTGGACTCTGGTACAGATTCTTCCACCTTGTCGCTATTTCCGGATGGTGTATCTCTAGATACTTTTTCTGTTTCTCCGATTTGAATGGCATCTTCTTGTTCTTCTTGTTTTGGTATTTCAACCTTTACTACATCTGGTTGTATTTCACCCGTAGCTTCTGGTTTTGTTAAATCTACTTTAACAGGTTCGTTTTTATTGTTACCTAAATTTTTAGGTTTAGTTTTTTTAATTTTAAATTCACCTTCTTGTTTAACAGGTGCATCTGTTTTTATTTCTGACATAATATAATATAATTAAATAATTAAATAACGTTTACATAAAAGCGTTAACGTCTTCTTGTTGTTCAAAGTTTATCGGTAAGCCATCATTTTTACGCTGACTTATCATTTCGCTTTGCTGCGTACCTTCCATTTTTATACGCTGATCTTTTCTATTTTCTTTTTCTTGATTACTTTGATTGTTAGCTTGGCCTTGCACTTGAGCTAATCTTAAATCAAATTGATGCTGCATTTGCATTTTTTGCTGATCAAGCTTAGCCTGAACTTCCATTTTTTGTATTTCCATTTGTGTTCTAGCTTGTTCATACTGAACCTTAGAGCCACTAATAGCCTCTTGTTTTTGTACTTCAGCCATTGCTGTTTTTTCAGCAGTAGAAGCCTGAGCATCTGCTTGAGCTTGTATATTAGACTGTTGAACTTGAATATCTCTAGCTTCTTTTATCTTGCGCTTAACTTTAAGCATTTGATTAGCTAGTTTAATATTTTTTATTTGTCTAACGTCTATAGCGTCATCTAGTTGTATACCGCCGTTTTGTAGAGCAACTTGTATATTTTGCTCTAGTTTAGCCTCTTCTTCTTCGTCTGGTTCTAGCTCTAAGAATATACCAAAATCGTGAAGATTTAAATTTACTATCTCTTGAAGCGTTTTAACATTAAAGTTGGATATAGAATTTTTTAAAGATTCAGCTGTCAAAGGAAAAGCTAAAGCATCTGCTACTTTTAAAGATATATTTTCAGCCATTCTAAGAGTTAAATATAAACTAGCTTGATTTATATGTTTCGTAGCGGTGTTAGAAGCGTTAGCAGCTAGTTTCTGTAAACCTACTAATGTGTTTCTGTCTGGTAAACTACCATCTCTTGCCTCGTTTAAACCTGTTACATCTCGTATCATTTGTAAGTAGTATTGATACGTTGTAATTAAGCTTTGAATTTTTGCGCCACCATTACTACTTTGCAGCTCTTGAATTGGTACTTTACCTCTATTAATTTCACCGTCTTGGGTAAGCGATCTACCTACAATAGAACCTGTTTGAAAATACATGTTTAAAGCTTCTGCGGGATTGTAGTTAGTTCCATTACCAAGATCAACCTCAGCTAAACCGTCCATGTCTAAGTAAACACCATCTGGTACCATGCGAGATAATACTTGTTGTAGTTTTAAATGCGTCAGTTGTATCATGTCTGCAAAACCTACACACTTACTAACTAAAGATTCTATTCTACCTTTGTATATTCTAGGCGCGCAAATAGAATAATTCATTTCAACCTTTGTAGTGTCAGACATGGGTCTTGACATATTCTTTGCCAATTCCCATTTTAACATTGTGTCTGTTCCTAAAACTTTAGCTCCGCTATATAATACTTCTATAGATCTTGAAACTCTTTCAAACATATCATTTTCAGGCGGATTAAAAGTATCAGGCTTTTCAATGGCTTTCATCAATCCTTGATCAGTTTGTTTTATTTTAAAAACTTGATCGTTATATGTCTTGTAATCAAAGTATAAAACCTGTACAGTATTTTCGTCATATCCGCCCCAACCAGTTATATATTGTCTATTGCCTGGCATTTTTTGTATACGCTCTAATTCTTTTTCAGGTATATTTGGAAATTCTTTTTTAAGCTCTGGTATAGTTATAGATTTTATTTCACCAACATAATATATATCTTCAAAGTTTGGATCTTCTGTGTAAGAATAAACTAAATAAGCTGGATCTACATAGTCTACTTTAATACCGTTAGCTGTGTTAAAATTAGTCTTGCACGCAGCAATACCTATAGTAACTAGATCCATGTTTAATCTACGTCGAGTAAGATTATATTTATTTTGAGCCATTACTGTAGATATAGCTTCTTCTTCTGCTATTTCAATAGCTTGCTTATATTTTAACTGCATGTGAAGTTGAAGCTCTTCTTCTGATTCTGGTATTAAAGAAGGATCTGCCGTTTGATATAAATCAATACCTAAAGTATTTTTAATATTTTCTATATACTCTTTAGATATCATGTCTTCATATATCTTAGAAGCATATTCAGTTCTTTTTTTAACCGATTCAGGATCTTGAGCGTATGCCTTTACTTCGTAAGCTTTTTGTGATATACCATTAACTACTATATCAACAAACTTAGACAAAATAGGTACTGGTTTCCAGTCTAAATTAAGATAAGACAAATCACCATTTATAGATAACTCGTCTTTATATTTTTGTATAGGTTGCTCGCCTCTAGCATATAATCTCAAAGAGTGATAATTATTCCAGTTTGTTAAGTACCTATTACCATTAGTTCTACCAGATTTAAACCACTCGTATTCAATAGCCATTGCAACCTGACTACCATATTCTATGGTACTTTTTTCAGCATTGCTAACAACTTGACTAGGAAACGCGCTATTTGAATTAGTGTATATATTCATTAATTTATTATTTTTGATATAGTACCTTTATTGTCGTATCTTTTTATTCCAAGATCAACTGGTTCTAACTTAATTTTATTAACTGGAGAATACCTATGCTTGTTACAAGCCATTAAAGCTAGACCGGAACTTATAGAAGCATCGTGTTTTGTTCTATTATTTATGTTAAATTTAGCCCAATCTTCTAGCGTTTGTTGAAAATACATATTACCATATCCAGATTCTTTTAAGCCTACAAATGTTTCTATATAAGTTTCAATAGCAGAAGCATGAGCTTGCTTTATATCTTCACTTGAATTTGGTATACCGCCTAATTCTCTTTCCGTTATAGATAATTTACTGTATTTTTTATCAGGTCTATTCATGCAAAAACCTCTATAACCTCTTTTCTTAAAATAATAAAGTATTCTAGGTTTATTATTTTCTATTAAAATAGGCATGCCGTAAAAAGCGCAAGCCATAAGTACGTCTTCAAAAAATATTTCAGCTGTTTGAGGTCTAGCTATGTACTCTAAAAAAAATTGATTTAAAGGCGCGTCTTCCATAGAAAACTTAGTAAGACCATGCAAAGAGCCTTTTGAACCTCTTTTATCTACTGTGCCTGAAATATCATATGGGTCACAACCAAAAGCGCCTATATGTTCATTGCCTGGAAAATAAGAATTATTTTTTCTATATTTTTTATTTTGCAAATGCGCCGGTGGAACCCAACTAACTTTAAATCTTCCGCTATTGTTAGGAACAAAAATAACATTAGTATCTTTTTCAGAGTTATGCCATTGAAAACTTCCTTGCGTTATGTTAAGAGAATTTTTTAAATCTTCATTAAAATCTATTTGCTCGTATATTTTTGTTAAATTAAATAAAGACTCTTTTGATTCATCTCTAAACGCGTGCTTTGTTGTTCTTGGAAATTGTCTATAGAATTCGTTTAAAGCGTCTTGATCTTGTTTTAAACCTGCTACTTCATTGTCCCAATACTCTATAACACCTTGCTCAATTGTTTCGCCTTGCGGTCCGCTAATTTTTTTGCTTGGGGTGTTGAATACAGGTAAGCCATAAGAATCGATGTATCCTTCGTAATTCCATTCCATAGGTATGAACAAGCTATATAATCCAGAGCGAGTTTGTCCATTTGCATTTCTTTGAGTAACGTCTG